CCAATACCCTGCGTGTAAATTGTTCTCGTGCCTCTATGTATGACGTTTCAGCTTTAGATTTACAATAAAATAATATCTGTCGATGAAAGTTTTCTTGACCTAACTGCGCAATATCTTTGAGTAGTTCATCTGAAGATCCATAATATTCTCTCCAGTCACTGTCAATTTTACTGCGGATTTTCTTTTTTTTCTTAGTGCCGTTTTTTAATTTTACTGTTCGATAAGTAGTTTTAGAAAATTTTGCTAGTTTTTTGCCTATGTACATACGCCCTGTAACTGTATTTGTTATAAGATAAACAAACCCAATACAATCCTCGGGCAATTCTTCTATTAATTGATTTTTATAGTACCAAGACATACACTAATTAGTGTCTGTCGAGTCCTTAACTTGTGCCTTTTGGTTTGCCTTACGTGCTCGTTTTGCCTGATCTAGATGTACACGATATTGCTGTACATGTTCTCTACGTTCTCTTGCTATGATACGAATCTGCGCTAACCAGTAGCGCATATTTTCTCCTGCTCTGCGTGTGCCTTTGCTTTGCCAATCTTGATTTGCCTTAAAGTATTCGCGAAAAGCTGCCATGAGTCGTTCATGCGATTCCTCATTTTGATAAGCAACTGGTTCAACGTGTTTACTCATTGATTTCTAAATCGTTTGCATAGGATGTATAACCGTTTTCCTTAACAACCTTGAGCACATTGTTTACACGACCGATCAGTTCGTCCTTGTGCGATATTAAGAAAATATTCTTCTTACGTTCGCGACTCATCTTTTTAAGTACAGCCAGTGCACCTTCTACTCCAGCCGCATCCAATCCGTTGTCAATCAGCTCGTCTACAAACAATAGATTAATACCTTGATATAAACTTTCCCACACATCTCGGAAACTCCACGACAAACTTAAGATCAAACGATTACGTTCACCGCGACTCAAGTTGTCAAAGTCCAAATCTTGACCTAACTGTGTAATTTCTACACTTAGATCATTTTGGAATAGTACAGTATGTGGTAACCCCATACGGTCTAGATAGTAAGTAAGCCTATTATTCAGGTATGCTAGATTCTGATCAATAATCTTCTTACGGATAAAACTATCCTTACTGGTTAACAGTTTTAGTAGAAACTCTTGATGTTCTTTTAAACTGTTAAGATTATTAACATGGTCCCAAGAGATTTCCTGTATGGCTGTGTCCATGAGTTCATCGATTTGTTCTTGGTAAGTGTCGGTTTCGTGTGACTTGGCTACGAGTTGATTCTCTAGAGTCTTAAGATTGTTCTGATGCTTAAGAGCTTCCTCAACAGTGTCATAGTAAGTATTGGGTCGAGTATTTAACTCGCCCAGAGCAGTGATTTCTGTTTGTATTTTATCTAGGTCCAGTGTGACCTTATCATAATATCGTTGTGCTTCCTGCAGGTGCTCGGTGGCCTTAGCGGTCATTTGCTCATGTTTATGATCATGTAGCTCTTGTTCACAAGCGTGACAGGTCTTACTTGCCAATAGGCCGAGCTCACGTTCATACTTCGTAACGCTTCGCTCCGCTTGCGCTATCGCGCTTTCTAATGTAGCACGTTCCTTTTCCAGGCTTTTCAGCTTCGCTGATTTTTCTAGATAAGCCTTAAGATCACTATGTTTGATTAATTCAGTTTCGATATCCACACTTTCAAGTTCTACAATGGCTCTACCGATCTTTTCTAGTTCAGAGCCATGCTGATTACGCCAAGCACTTTGTCTTGTTAAAAGATTGTCAATGCTTTTCTGTATATTTTCGTTGCTTTTCTTGATAGCTTCGATATTAGCAGTTTCTTGTAGAATAGAATCTTTAGTTTGTCTTACTAATTCTTTTAGTGCTTCTGCTTTTTCACTTAGGATTGTAATACCTAACAACTGTTCAATAATGACCCTTTGATCGTTAGCCCGCATGCTAAGGAACGGCTCTGTATAAGTGTTTAAGGCAACAATATGCTTGAACATATCATGGCTCATGCCTAGCAAATCGTCTAGATCTTTTTGTGTTTCTCTAACATCGCCTTGTGCTTCGTCAGTTTCTTCTTCCTCTTGTGCAATGTCATTGACAAAAAACTGTAGTACATTAGGCTTGCGGCCACGTTCGATACGATAATCAACTCCGTCTTTTTCAAAAGCCAACGTAACCAACATGTTCTTATTGTTGGTTTTATTAATAAGATTATCTTTTTTAATGTTAGTCAGCGCATTGCCAAACAAGGCATAGCTAAGTGCATTAACAATAGTAGTCTTACCGGTACCATTACGACTTCCGCTGTCGTCACCGCCTTGATCTAAGTTCTCACCTAGTACAAGTGTTAGGTTTTCTTGTGCAAAATTTACAGCCTGGGTTTGATTACCCACACTCATAAAATTTTTAACAGTCAGTTCCTTTAGTTTAATCATAGGCTATTATAAATGGATAACAAGATATTCTTGTCGTAGGTTTCGCTTTCAATATTGATAATCTGACTAGATACAATCTGATCTACACTTTCAAACGCCTGTATATCAATGTTTGTGTTAATTTCAACATCTTTCTTCTCGGCAATCAAGGTTAGTTCACGTATATCATAGTCACCAATAAACTTTTCTTTGATAAAACTAGCTTCTTCGTAAGTAATATCTATGTCTAGTGTAACACGAAGATGTTGCTTGGGCAAGATAATCGAGTCTGCTTCGTCAATAAGCTGACTCAATTTAACTGTACGAAAGGTAGGTTGCCCTGGCCAACTAAAGTATTCTGGTGTACCTCCCCACTCTAACACCATCATTCCGCGCTCATCGTCCCATGCATCTGCATAGTTATGAGGAAATGCATTGCCAATATAGATCATATTCTGCTGTTGTTGGCGTTTGTGGAAATGTCCGCTGAATCCTAACTCGTAATTTTTGAAACTACTAAGTTGAATTTCACCATGATCGGGCATCTGTACCATGGCATTCATAAAGAAACTGGGCAATTCAAAGTGACCAAAGATGTATTTGCCACCTTTCTTGCCTACAGCTCGCCACTCTTCTCCTACAAGCCATGGACAGAGTGTGACATCTCCAATGGTAGTCGGTTCGTGGACAACTGTAATCCCGGGAATGTATTTGCCAAACTCAACACTATGGATGTCTCGTTTGTCTTTATAGTAAAGATCGTGATTGCCAGGAAAAAAGAAAAAATTATCAAACGCTCTTCCCAGCTTTTCCAAAGCCCTAAGGCTATAATCCATAGTAGTAATGTTGAGACTATTGCGATTGTGGTGCCAATCGCCCATAAAAATTCCTGTATCACAGCCTTGCTCCTTGGCTTTATCAATGTACCAATCGACAAAATCTTCGCAATCTTGATTGTGTATTGACGAATTACTCTTAAGACCGAAGTGTATATCGGTAAAACAAGCAACTTTTTTAAATAAATTTGTCATTCTTGGCTTTCATCAAATCGTTTAATAGCAGCAGCATGCTCTCCTGAACCAGTTCTGCTGTAGCTAGGATTCATTCCGTTCATTTCTAGAATGTCATCACGGATGTTTTGATTACGTTTTTCGGTATTGATAACACGAACAAAGCTATTAGTTACGGCTGCTGTGAAATAAGCAAACGGATTATCTGATTTGCTCTCATCAAATTGCAAGCCAATCTGTGTTAATTGTAAAATAGCCATACCTTTCATTTCATCGTTATAGGTATAACCCCGAACATTGCCACGTGTAGCATAGCGTTCGCACAACTTGATCATCATCTTAGCCAAGGTATTTGTAATTTGTCCAGCATCTTTATCAAAGTGACCTTTTTCTAAGTCGCCCTTCCAATGACTTTTGCCTACGCAGATAAGTTTTTTTGGATCCTCATCATCAAATTTCCAGTGCTGGAACGGAGGAAAGTTTACTTTGTCTCTATGATCGGCAAGACTTTTAGGATTTTTCTTACGAGTACTATTCAAAGGGATATGATCAAAGCTCATAATTCTAAAAACAACATCTGTTTTACCTATTTTTTTGTAGTCAACTTCGCAATCTGCTTGTTTAATTTTCTCTCCCAGCGCCTTACGTCTTTGATATTCAGCATCTCCTAGACGTTTAGCTTGATTACGTTTAGCTTCTGCTATGCTTCTAATATTAATTTTATCTACACTAGGCAGAATGAGATCATATTGATGATATTCAGGTTTGATAAAACTGCAATACGAGCTTTTTGACTTATGGATCTCAGCTAACATATCTTTGTTATTTAGGTAATTTACTTTTGCGTTCATCCTGTTCTCAGTCCTTTAATGTCTAATTATAAACTACGCACATTAAAAAGTCAACTAAATATTGTATCAATTTAGGAATTTAATATGGCATTTGGTGATAGCTTACTTCAAACCGTTTCAAACGTTAACGGCCTTGCCAACGGCATTTCTGCTGGAGTTAACCTTGCCAACAATTTAAGTTCTGCTTTGAGCACAGGGCTTAATATTGCTGGCGGAGTATCTAGTGCGCTACGCAGCATCAACTTACCTGCCGGTGGAGATCCAACTGGCGGCCTACTTGGATCTGCTTCAGCTACATTTGGTGGAGATGCTAGTCCTGCTGATTGGCGAGTTCGATTAAGCATGGCTAATGCTCCTAGTTTTCAAAATAGTTCTGTGCTAGCACCATTAAAACAAGCTGGCGGATTAGTATTTCCATATACACCCTCAATTAATATTGCTAGCAGCGCCAAATATAGCCAAATACAAACAACGCATACCAATTATACATTTCAAGCATTTCAGCATAGCGAGCCGGGAACTATTACAATTACAGCCCCAATGAACGTAGAAGATTCAACACAAGGGTTATACTGGATTGCTGCCGTGCATTATTTAAGAAGTTTGACTAAAATGTTCTCAGGATCTGATGCATTGGCCGGTAATCCTCCTCCAGTTATATTTTTAAACGGTTACGGAAATTATGTTTTTAAAAATATCCCTGTAGTAGTAACCCAGTTTCAAACTACATTGTCTAATGATTGCGATTATATTGCAGTTGGTGCACCAGCTAGCGATGCAGGAAGTAGTAGTCCTTTAGGCGATATTGCATCTGCAGCCAGTGCTATTGGTGGCATAGCAGGCATTGCTGGTGCTATACCAGGACTTGGAAATCTTGCCGGACAAGTAGGTAGTATTGCCGGTGCTGTAGGAAATCTTGCCGGTGCTGCAAATGCTGTTGGCAATTTGTTAGGCGGTGCCGGCGGCGGCGCAGTTGGTCTTGGTGGCGCTGTAACCGGTGATGTAAGTCATGTGCCAACTAAAAGCGAATTTACAGTTACTCTGCAACCGGTATATAGTAGAAATAGTTCTAGATATTTCAGTTTAGATCAATTCGTATCAGGTGGTTATTTGAATAATCAATTTGGATATATCTAATTATGGCAACTTATAAAAATACAAGTCCCTGGTATACAACACAAGTAAAAAATAATTATCTTGATGTACTAACAATCAGACCAGTTAGTGCTGAACCTGATGATTTTTATTATACTATAGAAGCACAATATGCGTATAGACCTGATCTATTAGCTTTTGATTTATACGGCACAACTCAATTATGGTGGGTATTTGCACAACGTAATATGAACGTTATAGAAGATCCTATATTAGATTTTGTTCCGGGTACGGGGATTTATATTTGTAAAAAAGCTAGTTTGACTAAAGTATTAGGATTGTAATATGGGTTTATTTGATAACCTTGGTGCAACTGTAACTTCTAATATCTCCGGAGCAATCAATGCTGTGTCCACGGGAATAGCATCGGGGCTATCCAGTGTTACAAATGCATTGTCTGGAGTCACATCGTCATTAACAGGCGGTCTATCGGGCATAAGTGGTCAAGCTGCAATCAGCAGTGCACTGTCTGGTGTTGCTAGTTCACTAGGAATTGCCCCCGGAAGTACTTTTCCATTGCCAAATCCTTTATTCAAGTATGCAACATATAATTACATTATTGGATTAAGTTCAATTCCTGATTCTTATCTTAGCAATCCAGATAGTACCTATAGAGCAGGAAAATACGGCGATATTATTGCAAAGTCAGCTAGTATAGATCCTGATAATAGGATTAAAATTCCTCAAGGCTCATTTGAATTTTATATAGAAGATCTTAAAATTGAAAGCAATATTGGTCACATGAGCGGAACTAATACACATGTTACTAATCTTTCTTTTAAAGTAATTGAACCTTATAGTATGGGTCTATTTTATACTGCTCTTCAGCAAGCAGCAGATAAAAATTCGCACACTAACTGGAATGTAGCACCTTTTCTTTTAACTATAAATTTCAAAGGTAATACAGAAACTGGAATAATGGAAGACATTCCTGGAACCGATAGGCAATTTCCTATACAAATTACTGGTATGGATATGACAGTTAATCAAGAAGGTGCTGTTTATAATTGTACAGGGATAGGATATAGCACTGTTGCTCTTCAAAATAGCAACAAAAACTTTTTAAGTGATATTTCAGTTAGGGGAAAATCAGTAGGGGAAATATTACAGTATGGTGAAAAGAGCCTACAAACTATTTTAAATCAAAAATTACAAGAAGTTGCTGATACTAACGGTATTGAAGTTGCCGATAGAATCTTGATATTATTTCCACAAAACCAAGCTTCAAATTCTACTAATCAAGCAGCAACCGGCGATAGCGAAACATCTCCAGGTTCGGCTACGGTAGACCCAACGCCATTGCCGTCAGATTATCTAGCATCATTAAATGTAACAAACAAAGCAGTCACAGATAAACTTAGTATTCTAGTGCAAGACCCGTCATCTATGAACAATATTGGTCAAGCTAAGTTAGGATTTGATGAAATAAGAAAAGCAGATGCTCCTATGGCTGGCGCAAGAGAATCTTATGACGAGAAAAAGAAAATCAATGTTAGAAGTAAAAATGGTGTAGATCCTCAAGTGACCGAGATGAAATTCAGTCAAGATACTGATATTTTAAATGCAATCAATCAAGTTATTCTAGCTAGTCAATTTGTTATAGAATCTTTAGACCCAGGCAAAATTACACCAGAAGGATACAAAGATTGGTGGCATATAGATACACAGGTATATCAGTCAGGTGTTGAAAATAAAGCAACTGGTCTTAAACCTAGATTATTAGTATATAGAGTCCTGTCTTATCACGTACATCAAAGTTCAGGACAAACAGCTCCTAGCACTAAAACAGTTGGTTTAGATGGCCCATTACAAGATCAAGTGGTTAAAGAATATAACTATATCTATACAGGAAAAAATGTAGATGTATTGAAATTTGACATAAAGTATACTAATAATTTTATAGATACTTTGCCAGCAGACGGTACATCGGGCACGCAGGATTATAAAACAGCTGCCGATCAAGGTGGTGCAAAAGCTTCTAATCCAGTAACTCAAGAAGAAGCTCTTAATAATACTGGTAATTCGCCTCCAATAATTCCAGGTACTTCTCCTACAGCCGTAGTTTATACAGGTACTAAAGCAAAAACAGATAAACTTGGTGGAGGCGGAGCTGAACTTCCGGCTACTCGCGCTGCTCGTGCGTTTTTTGATAGAGCAATGAAAGGAACTGATATGGCAGATTTGTCAATGGACATTATTGGTGATCCATATTATCTTGCTTCCTCGGGCGTAGGAAATTATACAGCCCAGCCTCTTACAGAAAATCTCAATACTGATGGAAGTGTAAATTATCTATCAGGCGAAGTACATGTTAGTGTTAATTTTAGAACACCTATTGATATTAAAAATAATGGATTATATAATTTTGATAATCCGTTACAATCTATTGCTATGATAAGCGGATTGTATCGTGTTAATCAAGTTACACATACATTTTTAAAAAATGAATTTAAACAAACTTTAATAGGCAGTCGTCTGAGATTGCAAGAAATTCTCGGTGCTGGTTCTCCAGCTGCTGGTATTTCTGCTGACAATACCAAAGTCAATGCAAAAGACGATAACACACAAGAAGAATCTGGAACATAACAATGGCAGACCGAGACTTTGACGGACCAACAGATAGTACTATAGCCCAGCCAGAGAGCAAACCTGGACCTTTTAGAGCAAAGGTGGTTGCTCACGGAGATTCTAGCTACGGCGGAAAGTTGAAAGTTCAACTATTGCATGATGTTGGAAATAGCGACCGTGAAGGAGAAACACACGATGTTATGTACATGAGTCCGTTTTTTGGCAGGACAGATGTAAAACATAACGGTAAAGATAATGACTATAACAATACACAAAAAAGTTATGGTTTCTGGGCGGTGCCTCCAGATGTAGGATCTACTGTAGTTGTTATTTTTATTGAAGGTAATCCTAAACGCGGATATTGGTTTGGTTGTATACAAGATGAAGATGTTAATTTTATGCTTCCAGGGTATGCAGCTACAGAAAATAATGTAGAAGGCGGCCTAGATACTCCTTACGGACACGCAGCAAGGGTACCCGTTGCTGAATATAATAAAAATTATCCTAGCAACAACTCTACTGGTGACAAGACAAAGATTAAAAAACCAGCCCATCCGTTTGCACAACAACTAGCCGACCAAGGTTTGTTATTAGATGATACAAGGGGCATAACAACTAGTAGTGCTAGGCGTGAATTTCCTAGTATGGTATTTGGTATTAGTACACCTGGTCCTCTTGACAAGCGATCTGGTGCTCAAACAGGTGCTTACGGAACATCGGATCATCAGATAAGAAATGCGCCAGTGAGTAGATTAGGTGGTAGTAGTTTTGTTATGGACGACGGAGATGATCATTACTTAAGAAAATCTAGTCCTAGTAAAAGCGGCCCTGACTATGCAGCAGTAGAAGAAAACGAAACTGGGGGCGATGTGACTCGTCCTCATAATGAACTAATTCGTCTGCGCACTCGTACAGGCCATCAAATTTTATTGCATAATAGTGAAGATTTAATTTATATTACAAACAGCAGAGGCACTGCTTGGATAGAATTAACTAGTGATGGTAAAATTGATGTGTATGCACAAGATAGTATTAGTATGCATACTGAACAAGATTTTAATTTTTATGCCGGCCGTGATTTTAATTTCGAAGCAGGCCGTAATTTCAATACTAAAGTTACTGGAGAACATCATACACATGTTCTTAAAGATCAAATTTTAATTGTAGACGGCAACCAAACAATAAAAATTGCTAAAGATGTAAACAAAACTTATGAACAAAAATATACACACACAGTACAACAATCTGTAAACAAGGTTTATAATGATACTTTCTTACATCATGTTGTAGGGCAAGTAGATTGGACATTTGATGCTAGCCTTAATTGGAATACTGGAGTTGCCGGCGGTGGTGATGTTAATGCTAGTTTTGGTGGAAATGTGACTACAAAAGTTGCTGGTACAGTTAATGAAACAATTGTTGGAAGTGTAATAAAAACTATTCAAGGATCGTTCGATCTCAATACATCTGGACATAACAATTTTACTGCCGGCGCTACAACAAATATTAAGAGTAGTGGCGATCACATAGAAACAGCCGCTAATATTCATATGAACGGACCAGCAGCTACTACTGCAGCTATAGCTAGTGCTCCAGGCACGCCAACAGCTGCCATAGATGCCGAATTGCCTAAAGTTTTACAAACTAGTACATTGCCGGGGCCTCCTAACGGTGCCGAATTAGTACAGAGTATTATGCGGCGTGTTCCTACAACAGAACCTTATCCTCAGCATGAAAATTTAGATCCTGAAAAATATAAACCGAGTAAGACGGATAGAGATGCAGACACGCGGTATGAAGGAAATAGTACTAGTATGGCTGATGCTGCTACATACTGGAAAAAATACACAACTAACCCAGACACATTTACTAGGAATCCTCCAGTTGAAGATTCTTACCAACAAAACAATGAGGAGGTATAATTATGTCTAGCCTATTTACAAAAACACAAGTATCGTCTGCGCCTGTGGCTAGCCATCCAGGTTCTAGGAGATATAGAGGGTTTAGCACAGTAAGTACACATACTGAAAATTATAAATTATACGATTTTGAATTGATTAAACAAGATTTGTTGAATAATTTTTATGTTCGTCAGGGCGAAAGACTAATGAATCCTACATTTGGAACAATCATATGGGACGTAATATTTGAACCATTAACTGACGAATTAAAAAATGCAGTACTACAAAATGTAAATCAAATTTTTAACAGTGATCCTAGGATTCGCGTAGGTAGTATTGTTATTACTCCGTACGAGACCGGTTTAGAAATACAATGTGAATTAATATATGTGCTGTATAATATACAACAAAAATTGCAAATGCAATTTGATCAAGCCAATGGATTTAGCCTACAGTAATTAACTACGCACATAATTTTATTCAATAAATACACTTATTAGGATAAATCATGAGCTCAACGGATAGACAAAATAATCTTTTAATTGCCGAAAACTGGCAAAAAATTTATCAGTCTTTTAAAAACGCAAACTTTCAAAGCTACGATTTTGATAATCTGCGTCGTACGATGATTGATTATATCCGTACAAACTTCCCAGAAGACTTTAACGACTACATCGAATCAAGCGAGTATCTTGCTCTAATTGATCTTATTGCCTATATTGGCCAAAGTATTGCATTTCGCGTAGACCTAAATGCACGTGAAAACTTTTTAGAACTAGCAGAACGCCGTGACAGCATTTTACGACTAGCACGTATGATCGGCTACAACGCTAGTAGAAATATTGCTGCCAAAGGCTTGTTAAAATTTAACACAGTTAGCACAAGCGAAAATGTAATTGATAGCAACGGACGAAATTTATCTGGACAGTATATAACTTGGAATGACCCTAGCAATGCTAACTGGCACGATCAGTTTATCAAAGTTATTAACGCTGCACTACCTGCAACTAGTCAATTTGGTAATCCTATAGACAGTGCAACAATTTACGGAGTCCCGACAGCCCAATATAGATTTAATTCTTCTAATACTAACGTTCCAATTTATAATTTTAATAAAACTGTTTCTGGACGTAGTATGAATTTTGAAATTACTAGTACTACTTTCAGCGGGAAAACGTATATCTACGAAGAAGCTCCTAAAATTGGCAATCAAATGGCTTGTGTTTATAGTGACGATGGCTTCGGAGCAAGTAGTCCAGGTACTGGCTTCTTTTTTAATTTTACACAAGGTACAATGAATACCGGCGCTTTTACAGTTAGTCAGCCAACTAGTAATCAGCAGATAGATATTGCTACACAAAATATTAATAATACCGATGTATGGTTATACAGTTTAGATCAAAGTACTGGTTTAGAAAACACATTATGGACCCAAGTTCCTGCTACAACTGGAAATAATGTAATTTACAATAGTCTAAGTGCAAAAATTAAAAATATTTATAGTGTAGTTACACGAGCAAGTGATGCTATTAGTCTAAGTTTTAGTGACGGAACATTTGGTAATTTACCTTTGGGTAATTTTAGAACTTACTATAGAGTAAGCAATGGTTTTAATTACACTATTAATCCTGCAGACATTGTTAACATCGTTGTATCTATTCCTTATACAAGTGCAAAAAATACAGCAGAACTTTTAACAATTAGTCTTAGCCTTGCTACTAGCGTGACAAACGCTGCCACATCTGAAACAAATGCCAGCGTTAAAACTAATGCTCCACAGACATATTATACACAAAATCGTATGATAACTGGCGAGGATTATAATATTAGTCCCCTTAGTGCTAATTTAAATGTAGCCAAAGTGCAAGCTGTTAATAGAACCAGTAGCGGAATAAGTCGGTATTTTGACCTAACAGATCCAACTGGAAAATACAGTAAAACAACTTTGTTTGCAGACGATGGTGTCATATACAACGAAAATTATAATTCAACCGCAAATTTTACCTATGTCACACAAACAGACATTCAAGGTGTTATCTATAACAAAATTTACGATATCTTAAATACTCCTAATTTGAGAAATTTTTACTATTCAAATTATTTAGATTTCTTAAACGTTAGTCTTAATATTCAATGGAATGCTGTTACTAATGATAGCAACACTTCAAGTGGATATATCAGTCTTGTTTCTTTACTTTCTGGTAATAACAATGCACCTTTGCAAGTTGGGTCATTTACCGCAACAGATTTAAAATATCTCACAGTAGGATCTATAATAAAATTTACAGCTCCTGCTGGTTATTATTTCAATACTATTACAAACAAACTAGTAGCAGGAACAGCTACAGTTCCAAATTCGTCAAATTACTTATGGGCTGAAGTTGTTAGTGTAGCAGACGATGGTACAGCCAATAATACAGGAGTATTATCTACAACAACACAAGGTCCGATTGTATTGAATAAATCGATTCCTTCGCTTGCTGTTGCTACACAAATTATTCCTCAGTTTGTAACAACAATTAGTCCTACTGTCATAACAACTATGATAGATTTAATATTTGCTAATGACAGCTTTGGTTTGAGATATGATGCTACTACACAAAGTTGGCAAATTATTTTTGCAAATAATTTAAATGTTACAAATCCTTTTAGCCTTGGTAATCAGGGCGATACTAGTAATCTTCAATTAGATTCTAGTTGGATGTTATTGTTTACAACAAACACCGTTCAGTATACCGTGACAACACGTAATCTACGATATATATTTGAAAGTGATAATCAGGTAACTTTTTACTTTGACAGTAACACCACTATCTATGATACTATTTCTAGTAATACAGTTTCAGATACTATTAAAGTTTTAAGCATTAATTCGCAACCTGATCTTACTACTCCTTTTACACAAGATTTAACTTGGCAAATTGTAAGCGAGTACACTGGTCAAGATGGATATATTGATCCTAAAAAACTTGTTATAACTTTTGCTGATTCCAACGGAAACGGAATTGTAGATAATCCGCAATTGTTTTTAGATATTGTTGCACCATCAACTAATCCATTAACAAAATATATTGTGGAACAGAAATACGCTATTTCCGAAGGACAAGAAGATTACAAATATGTTGCTAATGATCCAAGTTCAGGCCCAGTTTTAATATTTCCGACCCAGGCTAGTGCAGGAGCTTTAACACAATATGCAGATGGTACTTATTTCTACTTTGTAGATACAGCAACTGTGTTTAAATTGACACTATCTACCGGACAGTTAAGTCCTAGTTTAGATTATGAAGTGTATATTGGCCGACCAGAATTAAAATTTCAGTATGTACATAGTGCTGATTATAATAGTAGAATTGACCCAGGTGCAAGTAATATCATAGACATTTATGTACTAACAACAGATTATGATTCTGCTTTTAGACAATGGGTGACCAACGGTGCTACAGGGACAACACCATTGCCTCCAAGCAGTGATCAGTTAAACACATTGTTAAGTCCAAACTTAAATCTAATAAAATCTATCAGCGATGAAATAATTTATCACCCTGTTAGTTATACATTGTTGTTTGGAGCACAAGCCGATCCTAGTCTTCAAGCTACTTTTAACGCAATGATTAACCCATCTAGTGCTGTATCATCTGCAGATGTTCAAGCAAGAATTTTACAAGCAATTAATACATTCTTTGCTTTAGAAAATTGGAACTTTGGAGATACATTTTACTTTACTGAATTAAGCACTTATGTAATGAACAAACTAGCACCTGATTTAATTTCGTTTGTAATTGTTCCAAGCCAACCAGGTTTATATTTCGGCAATTTATTTGAAATACAGTGTGCAACTGATAATATATTCTTAAGTTGTGCTACGACAGCTAATATTGTTATTGTTACCGGACTCACCGGAACTAATTTAAAAACAATCAGCTCTACACCTACAAATAGTCTTACCAGTAATCAGTCAGTGACTACTGCTCCAAACACAGGAAAATAATCTAATGGCCAATAATAATGTTATCGGTGAAAAAGGACTTAGTGCAAATTTACTACCTAAGTTTTATCAAACTATAGCCAACAAAAAGTTTTTACAATCTACAGTTGATCAATTATTTCAACCAGGTACACTAACAAAAACTACTGGATATATCGGTAGAGAAAATGCTAAAGCTAGTACAGGTGCAGATGTATATGTTAAAGCTGCAGATGCTATTAGACAGAACTATCAATTAGAACCCGGAATAACGGTTACTGATAATCTGGGTAATGTAACATTTTTCAAAGATTATGTTGACTATATTAATCAAATTAATGTATTTGGCGGAAATACTAAAAATCACAATCGATTAAACAAACAAGAGTTTTATAGCTGGGATCCCCATATTGATTGGGATAAATTTGTTAACTTTCAAAATTATTATTGGCTTCCGTACGGACCTGATACTATTACGGTATACGGACCTCATGCTACTATTAATACTACTTACAATGTAAAAATTCAATCAGAAGGTGCAAACAATCAATATATCTTTACTCCAGATGGTGCAACACCAGATCCTGTATTAAAACTTTACAGGGGAGTAACTTATACTTTTAATATTAGTAGTCCAGGCAATCCTTTTAGTTTTAAAACAGTACGATCGTTAGGTACTGACCATCGTTATTCTTACTTAACATCTATAGATAATTATGGAGTAACATCAGGAACGGTTACATTTACTGTTCCTGAAAATGCGCCTAGTATACTTTTTTATCAAAGCGAAACCGATATAAATTTAGGCGGAGTTATTGAAATATTTTCAATAAATGCAGATACTACTATTGATGTTGCATCTGAAATTTTAGGAAAATCTTCAGTAACGTTGCCTGATGGTACTGTATTAAGCAATGGAATGAAACTGGCTTTCGGAGGAAATGTTACTCCTGCTGAATATGCCAATGGTCAATTTTATGTTGAAGGTGTTGGCATAGCAATTAAATTAATCCCTGAAACAGTATTAGAAGTAGTGAGCACTTATTCTACAAATGAATCCATACCTTTTGATAGTGTAGGATTTGATAAAGAACCTTGGGAAACAGCTACCGGATATGCAGGATCTGTTGATTATATTACAATTAATCGAGCAAGTCGCGATCATAATCCTTGGTCAAGGTATAATCGTTGGTTCCATCAAGATGTCATTAATGCTAGTGCAGTTTACAATAATAACACTCCTATTTTAGATCAAACTTCAAGAGCTACTAGACCTATTATTGAGTTCCAGTCAGATTTAAGATTATTTAATTTTGGAACAAAAGCTATTATAGATGTTGATATTTTAGACAATACAACTGGTAATACTAGTTTAAACAAAAATGCTATACCAGTATTTACAGCTATAGAAGGACAAACTGGGTACAATGAGCCTACAACAGTAGCAACTGTATCTATTGCACTATCTCCTGGTATGCTAGTATTGTTCACAGGTGATCCAGATCCTTTAGTACAAAATAAAATTTTCCGTGTAGAGTATTTAGACGTAAAACATTTAAACGGCGGCAGCAATCAGTTGCACTTAGTTGAAGTAGCAACTCCGGAATTGGACCAAGTAGTACTAGTTAAACAAGGAAAATTTCAAGGACAAATGTTCTGGTTTAACGGAACAACTTGGATTCAGGCACAGCAAAAAACTACAGTAAATCAACCACCACTATTTGATATTTTTGATAGTAATGGAGTAAGTGTTGGAGATACTACAGTTTATAACGGCAGCACATTTATTGGAACTCGAGTATTTTCTTACAAACAAGGTTCAGGATCAGCTGATAATGTTTTAGGATTTCCGCTAAGTTATCAAAATGTTAGTAATATCGGTGATATTGTTTTTAACTTTAATCTGGTAACTGATACTTTTGAGTATAAAAAAACAGCTATTGTTGAAACACAAAAACTTGATTCTGGATTCTTATCTATCTTGGACTATGCAGGAAATACAGAATATGTCAATGGCTGGCAAACCTGTAAAGTCGATTCAGCACAAGCAGCAATAAGAATTTATAAAAATTCAGGATTAGTTAATAATTTTAGAATAGACATTTACGATGATATTAATAGTCTATCAGATCTCGTTGTCAGAGTTTATATAAATGGCAAGAGATTAGATCCTAGTCTGTGGACTTTAACTAATAGAGGATTGTATAAAAACATTCGATTAACAAACTCCATTGCACTAACAGATGTATTGACTATTAAAGCATTTTCAGCGCAACCTATTAATAGTAATGGATATTATGAAATTCCTGTTAATTTGCAAAATAATCCGCTAAATGCCGAGATTGGAGATTTTACTCTAGGGGAAGTTATCAATCATGTTGATAGTATTATCGATAACTTATATCAAACTGTAAACAATCAAGGAATGTTGACTAGCCAATTTGTTGGAGTATTCCCAGGCGACAGTGATCTGCGCAATCTTGGGAATGTAACTCCTTACGGAACAAAGTTTGTACAACACAGCGGACCGTTGAGTCTAGGAATTTATCATACAACTTCTGAAACTAATAATATAATTAAAGCAATAGAGCAATCTAGAGAAGATTATAATAATTTCAAAAGAAACTTTATCAGTACTGCTACTAATCTAGGTATAGACGGCGACCCTGTTACTATTGTTAATCAAGTTTTACAAAAATTAAATGCAGATAAACCGCATGTTGCTCCATATTATTTTAGTGATATGGTGCCGTACGGGGCATGCGTAGTAACTGATTTAACTGTAATTGATCACAGAATTCGTCAGTATCCATTGAGTGCTGTATTCACTCTTGATACACTGAGCAACAAAGCTGTAGGTGTATATCTTAACGGAGTACAATTAATTCACGGACAAGATTATACGTTTAGTAATCAAGGATTTGTTATTATTGATTCTAGTGTTTCTATTATCAATGGTGATACAATCAGTACTTATGAATATGATAGTACTGATGGATGTTTTGTTCCTTCTACACCTTCTAAACTAGGTATGTGGCCTGTATATGCTCCAAAAATATATACAGACACAGCTCTTGTAGACCCACAAACTGTTATTCAAGGCCACGATGGAAGCGTTATTCTTGCCTATGGCGACTACAGAGATGAACTGTTACTGGAATTAGAAAAAAGAATTTTTAATAATATCAAAGTCAAATATGATACAGATATCTTTGATATAACAGACTTTATTCCAAGTTATAACAGATCCACAGATTATAATGTATCGGAATTTAATGAAGTATTAGCTCCTAATTTTTATAAATGGACCAGTTTGGTTGGAAAAGATCTAACTACTCCGTTAAACTACGACAGAACAAATAGTTTTACATATAACTATTCTTTCAATACAGCACCGGATGGAACAGGATTGCCAGGTTACTGGAGAGGTGTGTATCGCTGGTTGTTAGATACCGATCGTCCTAATATCTGCCCTTGGGAAATGCTAGGATTTAGTATACAACCATCGTGGTGGATAGCAGTCTATGGGCCTGCTCCGTATACAAGCAACAACTTACCAATGTGGCAAGATATTGCAGCAGGCATTGTAAGGCAGCCAGGAGTACCTATTGCCTATAAACCTAAATTCGCAAAACCATTTTTAGTAGATCGTTTACCTGTAGACGAGTTTGGCAACTTGATTAGCCCGCAACAATCAGGTCTAGCTACTGGTATGGTTCGACCAAGAATTGATAATAATTTTGTATTCGGCGACGGTAGTCCAGTTGAATCTGCGTGGGCACGCAGTAGTTACTATCCATTTTCAGTAATAATTGCTTCTATTCTGTTAACACCTGCAAAATCATTTGGTATTCTATTAGACAGATCTAGGATTTCTAGGAATGTAGCAGGACAACTTGTATATTCAGAAACTGGTTTGCGTATTAAGCCGTCGGACATTGTACTACCCAGTGTCTATTCAAGTACTACTCGAGTTCAAACAGCTGGCTTAGTAAATTATATTGTTGATTTAATTTTTAATTATATTTTTAGTAATAATATTGTTGGTTATAATTCTTATGCAACTGATCTTGCAACAATGGATGTAAAACTAAGTTATAGAGTCGGTGCATTTACGAATAAAAGTCAATTTAATTTGTTGTTAGAGTCTAAGACTCCAAGTAGTTCGGGTAATGTTTTTGTTCCTACCGAAGATTATTCTGTATTCTTAAATAAATCCAGTAGTGTTGAAAAGTTGGTATACAGTGGAGTTGTAGTAACTAAGCTATCAACTGGTTTTGAAATAAAAGGTTACAGTATTACTCAACCATATTTCAAATACTATGCACCGAAGAATACCGGTGTGTCGATTAATGTTGGAGGCATATCTGAGAATTTTGTTAATTGGTCAGAAAATCAAACTTATACTACTGGTACAATAGTTCAGTATGGTGGAAAATACTATAGAACAATTTCTATGGTCACATCATCTACTAGCTTTGATTCGACAGAATTTGTTCCTTTGAGTAGTCTGCCTATTACTGGCGGCGCAAATGCTTATATAAGAACTGGCTGGGATAAATCTACAACTTTAGTTGCACCTTATGGTACGCTATTTGCAACTATTCAGGATGTAGTAGATTTTCTAATAGGGTATGGAGAAAATCTAAAAGATCAAGGATTTACATTTGACGATTTTAATAATAATCTAGATTTAGTGGCTAACTGGGAAACTAGTGCACGAGAATTTTTATTCTGGACTACACAAAATTGGAGTTCAGGACAGGATAAGTGGAGCGACTGGGCACCAAATCAACCTTATACTTACGGTAGTATTGTAAGATACGAAGGAGATTATTATAGCGCATTGACCAACATAGCTGTCTCTTCGCTGTTCGATTCTACCAAATGGTCCTTATTACCAGGGTTGAGTAATGTTGGTAGTAGTGTTATCAGTTTAAGTCCTAGTGCTAATGGTATAAACTTTACTACAAATCTCACAGTAGTTGATAGTATAACTAACAAATTTAATCCTTACGAAATATTTAAAGTTGACGGTACTCCATTAGAAGTTGCTCATATCGATAGTTATCGTCAAGAAAATAATGTAACTTACAGTCCTAGAACTACTGACGGTATATACGGCGCAGCGTTTTATCTAGTACAAAACGAACATGTAGTTGTCATTAACAATTCTACTATTTTTAATGATGTAATTTATAATCCAGCTAGCGGCTATAGACAAGAACGACTAAAAGTCAGTGGCTATATTACAAATGGTTGGTACGGTGGCCTAGACATTCCAGGATTTATTTTTGACGCTGCTGCTATTGAGTTATGGCAACCTTATAAAGATTATAATTCAGGCGATATTATATCTTATCAAAATTATTATTATAGTGCAAATAAATTTATTGCAGGTGAATCTAAGTTTACAGCTTCAAATTGGACGCAACTATCAGGAAAACCTACAAGTCAAATTTTACCCAATTGGACAAATAGTGCAACACAATTTAGAGATTTTTATAGTTTAGAAGTCGATAGCTTCGATACCGCCCAACAGCAGATGGCACAGCACTTAATTGGATATCAAAAGCGACAATATCTTCATAATATCGTCCAAGACGATGTTAGCGAATTTAAATTCTACCAAGGAATGATTCGTGAAAAAGGAACACAGAATGTTCTTAATAAATTATTTGATGTACTGAGTTCTGACGCAGAAGAAAGTCTAACATTCTACGAAGAATGGGCGTTGCGTGTAGGACAATATGGAGCTGCTAATGCCTTTGATGATGTTGAATTTATTTTAGATCAAGGAAAATTTAATAGAAGTAATCCGCAAGCAACTGTACTGGTTAATAGTTTTGATAGCACTATTAATCCTTTTGTGATCCAACAGACGCCTAATGATGTTTATGTTAAACCCCTAGGTTATGAGTCAACTCCATTCCCTGTAGTAGAAAACTTTCAACCTTTCTTAAGAAGTGCAGGCTATGTTAATACAGCAGATGTGTTTTTAAGTTTAGGTAGCATTTCTCAACTAACTAGCCAAACAGTGGATACTATTACATCTGGAGTTTACTATGTTATTTTATCTGTAGGTACCACTGATTTTACACAATTAGGTGCTACTAGTAATACAGCAGGAATATCTTTTAAAGCATCCAGTGCCGGAATTGGAACTGGAACAGTTTCTGTTGATGTTACACAAGTAAATGAAGGTGCATATATTTGGTGTGCATTTGATAACACATTTAGTGTTAACAGTTGGAATGTTTATAGATTGACAGATGTAAATATTCGTGTAGAAAATTTAACTTATAGTAACAATGTTTTAACAATAACTTGTCAAAATCTTGTAAAATTAAGTGTAGGTTCTTATATAGGACTAATGCTAGATACTAGTATATCTATCAAAGGACTAAACGGGTTTTTCAAAATTACAAGTGTAAAACTGAATACATTTACAGTATCGGCAACTGTAACAGGTTTACCTACACAGTTTAATAATGCTGCAAATTTAATTGTCTATAGTTTAGTATCACAAAGATCTAATTCGATTGATACAATAGATACTATACTTCCTAAAAGTATTAAATCAGGAAATTTTATTTGGACAGACGATAGCGGTGACGGTAAATGGGCATCGTGGATATATAATCCTGTTTATAAAAAATCGTCTATTTCAAATGTTTTAACTTCAAATAATTTACAATTTGGTAGAAACATTGCAATGAGCGTCCAGGGAAATATTGCAGCTGTAAGCATGCAAACTGGCCAAATTAGTACATATGATAAAATTGGTCGATCTGTGGCTTGGACACAGCGACAATATATTCAAGTACCTTTTATTGCAAATAATAATGTAAATGCTATTAATACTATTGCAACAACGCTTGCTATTAGTGCTGACGGATCTTGGCTTGCTACAGGTTCACCAGCAGCAGGATTTATAGCAACTAGATATGTAGGGCCATACAATTCTTCTAATACGTACTCAAGTGGTGACATTGTATCTTATTCAGATATGTATTACAAGGCTGTAGTATCGGTTCCTACAAATCAAACTCCAAACACAGCTTCTTACTATTGGAATCTTGTTTTTTATATTCCTGTAGATCTTACAGCCAGTAATTCAATTTTAGCACAACAGGGTGTTATTAGCCTATATAAGAAAGATGCTAATAATTTATATCAATTAGTAGATAGTATTATTAGTCCAATACCTTCGGCAAATGAAAATTTTGGATCTAGCTTAGTCTTTGATGATAATAATTTGTTTATTGGTGCTAGCGGATACAATAATTCAACTGGAAGAGTTTATAAATTAACCTATAATACAGTCGAAGAATTTTATACATTCTATGACGACATAGGTAGTTCAGGAAAAACTATTAAAGTTTTGAGTTCCGCCGGAATTGTTGCTGGACAATCTGTTAACGGCACAGGGTTCACCAAAGGCCAACTAGTTGATTCAGTATTGACTAGACTAGTGTTTACAGCTATTAGCGGCTTACCAGGGTATATTCGGGATACTCAAAATAATAATGTTCCAATAACATCTATTACAGCCGGAACAATTGTATCGGGAACTGGTATTTTTAACAATACATCTGTAGTAAGTGCTGGAACCGATGTTAGTGGTAAAAGTTACATTTTAGTTCGAAGTGTACAAGATTTAGCTCCGACAATTTCAACAATTATATTAACTAATGGTACTACATCTTTTAATGTAATTGTTAATTCTGTAGTAAGTGCAGCAACAATTATTTTAACACAGGCACCGGACTCGACACCGTCTGGAAAATTAACTTTTTCCACTACAGCGTGGCAATACTCTGGAATTATTGGATACGGCGACGCAATTAATAATTTTTACGGAAGCCATTTGTCTTTAAGTTTAGATGGATCTACATTATTAGTATCAGCTTCTGGCGGCCATGTTGGCAAAGTTTATATCTATCGTCCAGGAACAACAGTACAAACAATTACAGGGCTTGACAATAGTTTTGGTTCAAGTACTGCTATTTCGTCAGACGGTGATTATATTGCAATAAGCAACGAATTATCTGCAACTAGTAAAATTAATGAGCACGGAACTGTTGGAGTATACAAACTTACAAACAATCAGTTTGTTAAGATACAAGATATTCGTGATCATTATCTTGATCTTGGTAGCAACTTCGGAACTAAAGTTGCTTTTATGAATAATTCATCTACCTTGGTAGTTTATAGTGAAAACGCTGCAGGTTCGATTGAAACAACTATCGATGTATATTCTGTGTTACTATCAAATAGTCAGACCTTGTATGGTACTCCTTATGTTAATAGTACTGATTTAAACAAATCATTAACAGCAACTACATTTGATAAGGAATCGACAAAGTTTACTACAACAGTGCCAGGGAGCGGGCGCATTGATATCTATGATAGATATAATACTACTTGGGTCTATAGTGAAAGCATTGTAAACGAAGATCAACAATTAGACGGCTTTGGTTTAGGTTTTGCTGTTGGTAACAATAATATTCTAGTAGGTTCGCCTTTGGCAACAGTTAAGACTAATCTTAATTCTGGATTGGTTTATGCTTATACTAAATCACTGAACGCTTTAAGCTGGACAAAATTCAGATCGCAAATCGATGTTGTTGATATTAGTAAACTTAAAAAATCTTTCTTATATAATAGAATTAATAACGAACTAGTAACTTATTTAGATGTTATAGATCCAATACAAGGAAAGATTGCAGGACCGGCAGACGAAGAAATAAAATACAAAACATTTTATGATCCAGCGGTGTATTCCTATTCTGACGGAACTGTCGATGTAACAGTTAGTAACGGTACATATTGGTCCAATAATCAGTTAGGTCAATTATGGTGGGATCTCAGAACAACTAAATTTGTTACTCCTTATTTTGCAGATGTAGCTTATAGAAACAATATATGGAATCAACTTGCACCTGGCGCAAGTGTGGATGTCTATGAGTGGATTTCTACAAACCTTACACCAAACCAATGGGATGCGCAAGCAGATACACCTGCTGGGCTAGCTCTTGGTATAAGTGGTACAAGTTTATACGGAAACAGTGTATATACAGTTCGCCAGCGTTATAATTCAGTCACACAAAAATTTGTTAATACTTATTACTATTGGGTTAAAAATAAAGCCCTTGTTCCTACAGTAGCTGGCCGACAAATTTCTGCACAAGCAGTATCTAATCTGATTTCTAATCCAAAGAACGCTGCCTATACATATATGGCACTGATTGGAAAAGATTCTTTCAGCCTAGTTAATGCTTACCAATATCTTAGCGATACCAAGATTGCCTTGGCGGTTGAATATTGGAATACTGATAGTATACACCGAAACATACATAGCCAATGGAAATTAATCAGTACTGATACCAGTGTCGATCTTCCACATACTATTGAACAAAAATGGATCGACAGCTTGTGTGGTGTTGACACAGTTGGTCGCCCTGTTCCTGATATTAATTTGCCGTTTAAATTAAAATATGGCATTGAAAATCGCCCTCGTCAAGGTATGTTCATCAATAGAGTAGAGGCACTAAAAGAATTTGTCGAAGCTGCTAATATTGCATTAGCAATAAATCAAATTGTTAAAAATTATAATTTAACTGGATTAGAATCTTACGATGCTGAACCTAATGTGATTACAGGCTTGTATGATACAACACTAGATACTTCTGTAGAATTATCGTATGTTAATACAGCATTATTCCAACGTGCTATACTAGTACCGATTATTACTAATGGAAATATTACTGGAATTAATGTGGTAAACTCGGGAAAAGGTTATCTAATTGCTCCATATGTTAGTATTATTGGTCCAGGCAAAGGCGCAGTTGTTAGAGCAATCATTGACACTCTAGGTAGAATTGTAAATGCAACTATAATATCTCCAGGATATGGTTACGATAGTACAACTACCTGTAGCGTAAGGGATTATAGTGTACTAGTGCATAGTGATTCTCAAGCAAACGGTGCTTGGAGTATCTATTCTTTTGACCCAACTTATATTGATAATGCATCTGGGCTAGTCACTGGATTATGGTCTAGAATTTTAACACAAAGTTACGATGTTAGAAACTATTGGACGTACATTGATTGGTACGGGTCCTATTCTGATGCTACAAATAAAGTTTTATACACAGCTACACAATTTACAGCTGCTGATCATATTGTACAAACTTATGCTGATTTAAATTCTATCTCAGTATCAATTGGAGAAGTAGTTAAGGTAGCAACAGTTAATACAGGCGGATGGGAGCTTCTTTACAAGTATGCAGATTCCACAAGTATTGATTGGACATTAAGTTACAGTGTAGTAGGTATACAAAATGGTACAATACAATTAAGTAGTAGTTTATATCAAACTGATTTTACAGCGGTAGGCTACGATGCTAGCATCTATGATGGTGGGTCGTTTGACGTTAAGGCGGCCACTGAGTTAAGATTAATCTTAACAACATTGAAGAATGATATCTTTATTAATACACTAAAAGGAACTTATTTAGATTTATTCTTTAGAAGTGTGCGTTATGCACACAGCGAGCAATTGTATCTTGATTGGATATTTAAAACTAGTTTTGTTAGAGCTACTCATAATGTAGGTGCTCTAGGACAACCTGTGTACTATCCTATTGATAATCTAAGTAATTTTCAAAATTATGTTGATGAAGTTAAGCCTTACAAGACTAAAATTCGAGAATATATAAGCGATTATACAGCACTAGATACTGCAGAATCTGCTGTTACAGATTTTGATTTACCTCCAGTGTATACAAATAATCAATTAACATTGATGCATACACAAGTAGTTAATGAAAAAATTAATGTAGACTCGACACAAATAAACACTTATCCTTGGAAATTCTGGGCAGATAATACTGGATATACTGTTACTGAATTAAAGATTGTTGATGGAGGCTCAGGCTATATCACAGAACCGCAGATTGTTTTTAGTAGCTCTAGTGGATCAGGGGCAACCGCGGTAGCTTACTTTACAAATGGTGTTATCAATAGATTAATATTGTTAACGTCTGGTCGAGGGTATCTATCTGCACCTACAGTAAGTATAATTGGCGGCTTAGGCATTGGCGGCGTTGCTGCTAGAGCTATTGCAATAATTGGCGATGGAGTAGTTAGATCTAATCTAGTAGGAATAAAATTTGATAGATTAACCTATGGCAATTATATTACAGATATAAATGTTACGACTACCCACTCAGGATCGGGTTCTTTATTACAATTTTCATTAGAGTGGGCTCCTGATATTCGTGTAGGGCAATCAACTGTTACAATTGACAATGTATTAGTTCTAAGAGAATTGTATACACTATCTATCGTTAGTTCAATTAAATCTGGATATACACAGTACTCTGGAATAATAACGTTTACCTCGCCCCCGACTAAAGGGTCTGCAATCGTAATAACATACAAAAAAGATGTTTCTTTACTTAATGCTGCAGATAGAATTGAATTTTTCTATAATCCTGTAACCGGAGAACTAGGTAAAGATTTGAATCAGCTAATGACAGGAATCGATTACGGCGGAACTATTGTAGGAAATTTAGGGTTTAATACGGGGCTCGGGTGGGGCGAATTTGTCTATGCAACCCAAGGCTGGGATACATTTGACCCAGCATTTAATGACTATATCGTAACTGTCGACGCCGGTACTAGTTTTAATTTTACATTACCATATACTCCTGCACAAGGTACAGAAATTAATGTATATTATACTGAAAAGTTGTCAACATCTGTTGTATCGGATGGTGTGCAACTGATGTATCCGTTTAGTGTATATTTGTTCCCAGTAGAAGCTACGATTCAAACAATACTAGCCTCTCAAACACCTGCGCATGTTACAGTTTCGACAAATGTTGCTAATCCAACACTTGATTTATTCTCTATCTCAACAAATGTTCAGGCTTCTTTAGTTGCAGAATCTGGCACCGCTGGTCAATCAACTATTGTGTTTAGTAATGTACTTAATGTAGTTTTTGGTCAGTATGTATCAGGAGTTGGCGTAGAATTTGGTACAACTGTCTCTGGTTATACGGAAACAACAGTAATTTTATCTAATAATTTATTTTTAGATGCAACTGGATCTTACACATTCTTTTCTTTAGGTAAAATTTTAACTGTTACCGATACTTCAGGCATTGGAGTTGGGATGGGTATTGTAGGCAATGGGTTTAACACACAGTATGTAACTAAAATTCAAAATTCTACAACTTTATACATTAGTACTCCGCCTTCTTCTGTTATCCTATCAGGCGAGTCTCTTATTTTTAGTGGAAATGTTGCAGGTTCGACAACACTTTATTTAAATTCGGTCGCTAATATAAATGTTAATGATGTTGTAACTTGTAGTCAAAATTCTGTTCTTGGATACAATACTACAGTAGTATCTATAGATGCAATCAATTCTGCTGTTGAATTGAGTCAGATTTTATACTCTAGTGTGATAAATGATATTAATTTTACATTTAGTAAAGTACTACAACAGCCAACAGATGCGTCATCATTTCCAAATGGTACTTTGTTATTAACTAATCCTGTTCCTGCTGGTAGTACACTTGTTATTTCTGGTTATCCTGCTGTTGGTATTCGTATAGATGCAGAAGATTTTGACCCTAATACCGGAATATCGCAGACTAACCCAAATGCTATAATGCCTTCGGTAACAATATCAAGAGTGAGTTCTCAATATTTGACAGTTAATTCATTTGCAGACGGCAGTACAACTTATACAATCAATGTGCCGCTCACTTATGCACCTGAAACAGATGGTAGTATTGTTATAATACGTCAAAGTACTAGTGACGGCACTATTGCTCCTGTAGAAGTAGATACATACTTGACTAGTGGAGATCTAAATTATTCGAATGGAATTTACCTCACAGCATCAGGAATAAGTGCAGATGATATTGTTATGGACGGCGATGGATTCGTTACTACAACAACCAGTCCTGCACCAGAAGAAGTTGTTCCTGGCCAAGTAGTAGATGCACTAGCTGTTAAAGTATATGACAGACCGACTTCAGGAAGTGCAAAAATTGATGTTGAAAATTATATTGCATCTGGATCTATGGCAACTTTTAATTTAAAAGAATCCCTAAGTAGTAAACGTTCAATTATTGTTAAAGTTGATAATGCTATTCAAACATTGAATATAGATTACACAGTCGATTATGAAACACAATCGATTACTTTTGATACCACACCGTCTGCCGGACAAGTAGTAACAATCTTTAATATTGGTTATGCAGGAGAAAATATTTTAGATATTGACTATTTTGTAGGAAATGGAGTAACAACTGAGTTTATTACAAAAGCTCCGTGGCTAGATAGTGTTTCGTCTGCAGTCTATATTAACGGTGTTGCAAGCAATGTACAATTGTTCAAAACAGATAATTCATATTTGTTAAGCAATCTAGTTGGTATTAGATTTATCAATGCACCAACAAGCGGAGTTTTAATTAATTATATTATTGTTAGTGGTAATCAGCCAACATTTGCTATAACTAATACAGAAACTATTGCTGCAAATGGCAATACTTCATATACCTTAGCATACCCTATTGGAGAAACATTGCCTGACGAACCTAATATGATAGTTCGTGTTAATCAGCAAATTTTACCAGGACCAGTATCGGTATATTTTACTATTGCTAGCAATAGACTAACTTATACAATTGATAACAATCGTGTACCTCCTTACACGGTATCAGCTGCTGATGTTGTTGTAACTGTCTCAGGTGTTATTTTAGTTGATGGCAAAGATTATGTTTTAGATCTTGGAGGCGTGTCTATAAAAATTACTAAAGAAATTTATAAACAATATTCAGGAAAACAGATAGTAATTAGTGTAAACACTGGCCAAGGATATACATATAATCCATCTACCAGACAAATTACATTCTCTACTCCATATTCTAATACAGACATAGTGGAAGTATTCAGTGCATACCGTCATGATACTTTAGACTTGCAAAGAACTGCAATTACAGTAGATTCTAGCGTAAATCTAACACCAGATTCTATGGAATTTTATTCCTATCAATCAATTATTGGCGGGACTATTGTATTAGATAGAAGTGTGTTAAACGAAAGCTATATTTGGGTAGTTAAAAATACTGAATTACTAACTCCGGGCGTTGATTATAAATTAAATGATGATCATACAAGTATTCAACTAGCTCTTAATCCTGATATAACTGATACTATCACTTTAATTACATTTGGTAGCAATATTATTAAATCCGGAATATCATATATGCAATTTAAAGATATTCTTAATAGAACTTCTTACAAGCGTTTAAATGCTAACAAACGTAGTAAACTAGTTACCGATTTGCATTGGAATAGTACTTCTATCGAGTTAGAGGATGCAACTAACTTTGAAACGCCTGCACAAAACTTAAATATTCCAGGAGTAGTCGAGATACGAGGTGAACGTATTGAGTATTTTGGTAAAATTGGAAATATTTTAATTAATCTACGTCGGGGCACTCTAGGAACTGGTATTAATACTTTAGTTAAAACTGGGAACTTTGTACAGGATATCGGCAGAACAGAAACGATTCCATACCAAGATTCGGTTAGTACTAGTACCATTGTATCAAATGGCACAAATACAGTACCGTTAGGATTTGTACCTAAGTCGGTTAACGAAATAGAAGTATTTGTCGGCGGCTATGATATTAGTGCTGTATGGGCATCAGGTGTTGAATACTCTGTAGGGACTGTGGTTAATAATGGAAGTTATACATATCGTTGTATTACAGCACACACTAGTGGGTCTACATTTTCTCTAGATTCTGCTAACTGGGCGTTTTTCATTGGAAATATCAGGCTTAAGAAAGAATCTTATAAGGTATTTAATGTTAATGTTGCTCCGTATAGCCCGGCCGGTGATGTAACATTCCCTGCAGACTTTTCAGTAGACGGCGCTACAGCAAAAATAACATTAACTAATTTGTTATCTATAGGAACTCAAATTACCGTAGTTAAAACAACCGGAGTTGCGTGGGATAATGCATCTAGCATACTATATGACGATAGCAAAATTGCTCAATTCTTGAAAGATGCTCCAGGAATTTGGTACTCGAGCTATAAAACTTAATGATAAAATACTCAGATAATACTACCAGATAAATATTAGATAAAGAGAGATTAACATGCAGACTAACGACGCAACTGGAATTCACATAGAAGGTCATATTAAGATCTTTGATCCTGTTTCTAAAGAGATATACATTAATAAACGTAATGCGATTCATTACGAAAATATGAGTATTGCACTTGCTAGCTCGCTCGCCAATGTAACTACCGGCGGGTTTGTCTATCAAATGGATTTTGGCAACGGCGGCACAGCTATTGATCCTACTGGAATTATTACCTATTTGACTCCAAATACTAGCGGCACCAATGCTAGTTTATATAATAAAACTTACAGTAAAATAGTTGATCCTACTAGCGGAACCAATACTGATCCTACTAGAAATTTTACAGAAATTAGACACGTTACTGGCACAAATTATACTGATGTATTTGTTACCTGCTTGCTAGACTACGGTGAACCTAACGGCCAATCTGCATTTGATACAGTTAATGATACAAATAGTACATATACATTTGACGAGTTAGGATTACGATCATATAGTACAACTGGTGATAGTTTATTATTAACGCACGTAGTTTTCCATCCTGTACTAAAAAGTCTAAATCGTCTAGTACAGATAGATTATACTGTGCGTATTCAAAGCCTAACAGGCTTAGTTTCAGTATAAGGAGCAATAAATGACATATCAAGTTCAATTTACTGATTCTACAAATCCTAATAAACAGCCAATTCAAGTTGCAGACGGCACAGTTAACACTAGTGCTACCAGTCTTGGGTTTGCAGGAAGAGGATATCCAGGCTATGCTCCTATTATTGCAGACGATTTGTTGCATTTATTAGAAAATTTTGCAGCACCAACAGCTCCGTCTAACCCAGTTCAAGGTCAATTATGGTATGATACTAGCGTTAATGTATTAAAAGTTTTTGATAGTACAAGTTGGTCAACTGCAGGAAATTTAAAAAAGAGTTCAAGTGCACCTGCAATAGCAAATAGTATTGCCGGAGATTTGTGGGCCAATGTAGCAACAAATCAACTATATTTGTTTACCGGCGGGTCGTGGGTTCTTATTGGTCCACAATTTAGTACTGGCACTAATACCGGGCCTATAGTTGACTCTATAATTGACACAAACAATATTACACACTATGTAATTGGAATGTATGCTAATACTAATTTAATTTCTATTATTAGCAAGGAAAAATTTATTCCAAAAATTCCAATTGCTGGATTTAATACAATTTATGAAGGTATCAATTTAAGTTCTATTAATTCTACATATAATGCAACTACTAATCCAACTCCTACTAGATTTTATGGAACATCAACGTCGTCAGATGCATTATTAGTTAATAATATTGTTGTTAGTTCTAATAATTTTCTAAGAAGTGATATAATTAGTACTTCTGATAGTCAACTAAACATTAGATCAGATCAGGGCATACAGCTTGGCTCAAATTTAGGGTTTGTAATCGATGTTGAAAACGGCAGTCCTACTTTAAAGTCCACCATCGGAGGAGTAAGTTTAAATGTAAAATTAACTAATTCTGAAGGCGCAACTAATACAGTATTGCATATTGATTCTAGTCAACGTGTAAGTATTAATGGAATTGCACCGCAATCTGAATTAGATGTAGCTGGATTAATTACAGCTAGTTCTGGATTAAACATTACTGGTGCTAGAAATAGTACGTATACAAGAGCAACTCCTTTCACAACGGCTACTGGTAGTATTGTTACTCAAGGCGGTTTAAGCGTGGGGTTGGACAGTAATTTTGGAGGAAAAATTACTGTTTATGGCCAAGCAACTTTAAGCAATGTAGATTCTAGCGGTACTCCTACACCGGCATCTGTACTAGTTCCAGGATACACAACTAATTCAACAGAAGCAACAAATCTAAATTTACCAAATGTTTCAGTTCCACTATATGACATTGGAACCGCTACTAGACCTTTTAGAAATATATATGCTACAAACTTCTCTGGTAATTTTTCTGGAACTTTTACTGGAACATTAGAAGGTAGTACAAATGGTACAGCTGCAGGACTTGCTAGTCCTACAGTATTCAGTCTAGTCGGCGATGTTAGCAGTAACAATGTTAGTTTTAACGGACAAACAGAAACTGGCACCGCAATTTTCAATACACAAATTAATCAAAACTTTGTTTCTGCTAAACCTTTAGCAACTGATTCATTCGATACCGATGCGGTATTAATTTATCGATCTGGAACTGGGTTAATGCAAATGACAAAATCTGTAATTTTGTCACATGTTCCTACAATACCTGTCGGAACTATCTTGCCATTTGCCGGAACTACAGTTCCGACAGGCTACTTACTATGCGATGGATCTGAAGTCTTAATTAGCGAATACTCAATATTATATTCAAAAATTTTGTTTACTTATAAAGCTCGTAATTTATTAAAAGGGGCTGGAACATTTGCATTACCTGACTTAAGAGGCAGATTTCCACTTGGTGCTGATAACATGAATAATGGGAATACTGTTCCAAGTGCAGATGGATCAGGTAATTTAATCAGCACAACTACTGATTTAAATGGAAATACAAGCTCTTCTGCTAAACGAGTAAACGAATCTACGGCTAGTGTTGTTGGATTAGGTAACACATTGGCTACAGGTACAGCTACACTAACGTCAAGTAATTTGCCTGATCATACTCACACACTTAATAACGGACATAGTCAATACTTTGCCGTGAATACACCTAATGAAGCTCCAGATAGTACAGCTCAACCTAATAAAGGAACCACTGGAGGCTCCGGCACAGGTAGCGCAATTTTAAATACAGGCGGAGTAAATGGTAGTTCAAACTCGCCTATCAATATTATGAATCCGTATCTTACTATCAATTATATAATTTTTACTGGTAATATTTAACATGAGCTATACTATAACACATACCGATGGAACAACATTAACAGTTATACCAGATGGTCAAATTAATCAAACAGTAACTGACCTAACACTGATAGGAAAAAATGCTACAAATTACGGCGGGTTTTTTAACGATAATTTTATAAGACTTTTAGAAAATTTTGCCAGTACAAGTGAACCAAATAATCCAATTGAGGGACAATTGTGGTATGATACAACAGAAAGTCGTTTAAAAATATACAGTAAAATTAATGGATTTACAGGAACAAGCGGAACAATAGTTTCACCTACACCGCCTAGCAATATTACTCAAGGCGATATTTGGATTGATAATACAAATGGTCAGCTATATTTCAACGATGGCCTATCTACAAAATTAGCCGGACCATTGTTTACTAACAGTCAAGGAACTAGCGGGTTTAATATAGAAACAGTAACAGATATTAACGGGCAAAGTCATACTATTGCTGTGCTTTATGTTGCTGGAACAATACTAGGAATTTTTAGTAAAGATACATTTATACCTTCTGCGCCAATATCGGGATTTACTAATACAGCTCAATTTACAGGCTACCAAACAAATAATATTTTAACAGTTGTAAAAATTAATTCAGGTAGCATGAGTGTTAATCAAACTATTACAGGTACTAGTATTTTATCAAATACACAAATTACTAGTCAATTAACTGGTGATACTGGTAGTACAGGTACTTATACAGTTAGTACAAGTGCAAATATTGGGTTGGCAGGTAGTCCAGTTACACTGACTGCGGTAAGCGATGTTATTAAGATTGGATTTAATACAAGCTCATATCCTGGTGTAATTTTTAATGCAATTGCATCCGAAGCAAACGCATTATTAGCTGCCGATGGAAGTTTAAAAACAGCAGAAAGTTTTTTAACTGTTGACGGAAACAGCACAACAAATGGTTCGATAACAATACAAAACCCTAGTCCCTTAACACTTGGTGTAAATTCCAATGTTACCTTAACATTTAATACATTTACTAATACATTTCAGTTGCAATCAAATGTTATTAATCAAAATTTTGACATCAATTTGCAAACAGCAGGTAGTTTACAAACAGCTATGCATTTTGATACTCAACATCAACGTGTGGGAATTTATAATGTGAATCCTCAGGCTATGTTAGATGTTGCAGGTGATGTAATTATTGAAGGAAACTTAACAGTCAACGGTACAACTGAAATAATTAGTAGCACTACGGTAACTATAGCAGATAAAAATATTGTATTAGGGCAGACTCAAACGCCAACAGATACTACAGCTAGCGGAGGCGGCATCACAGTTGCTGGGCTTACTAGTAAAACTATTACATGGGCTGGCACAGCAACCAGTAGCAGTGCATCATCTAATGCAGGTTATTGGAATTTTAGTGATTTTATCAATGTTGGATCATCCGGTACTAGCGCAGGCTATTATCTTAATGGACAACCGGCTGTTACTGTGAATACAAATAATACACAGTTTAGCCTAGGATCTAATATAACTAGTTCTTCTTTGACTAGTGTTGGTACATTAACAAATCTTCAAGTTAGCAATTTGTATATTAATGGCAGCACAATTAGCTATGTAAACGGTTCTCAATCAAACGGTACAGTATACCTAGTGCCAAAAGGAAATGGCACTGTTGATGTTAGTGGTGCAAGAATTAGTAATTTACAAGCACCACTTTCTAGTTTAGATGCAGCCAATCAACAGTATGTAGTCACCCAAGTTACAACAGCACCCTTGGGTATCGGTTTAATAACCACTGGTTATAATAATACTACAATTGGAACATCGCTATTGACCAAAATTTTCCCTCCTAGCGAACACGGCAATTTAACAATTTGTAGGGTTCAATGCTCCGATAGCACACTAAAAGAATACATGTTAATAGGCGGAACTTGGAGTTGGCAATTTGATATTGTCTAAAAATTAAAAGCTAAAACGGTATAAATACTAGGAATAAGGAACGAGCGAGATGTCATACACGATTAAGCATTATAATGGTACTTTACTAACTACAGTTGCAGATGGAACCATTGATACAAGCACCGATCTTACCCTAATTGGTAAAAATTATGCCGGATATGGCCAGTCACAAAATGATAATTTTGTCTGGTTATTAGAAAACTTTGCTAATACTACACAGCCACCCAACCCGCTAGCAGGTCAAGTATGGTTTGATAGTGCAAATTTAAAGCTGAAATTTTATGACGGAAGTCAGTTTAGAACAGCAGGCGGTACAGAAGTTAGCGGAACTCAGCCTGCAGGGTTGACCACAGGCGATTTATGGTTTGATACACAAAGTGATCAACTTTTTGTCTATAATGGTTCTACATATACACTAATTGGTCCCCAAGGTATTGCCGGTGCGCAACCGACTGAAATGCAAAGTATTCAAGTTAAAGATCTTGAAAACGGTGCAACGCATGATATTATCCAAGCCATTGTTAATGGTCAAGTGGCATTTATTATTAGCCCTGATACTTTACCATTTACCTTGGATCCTTCTATCAACGCTATTACAGGCTTTGATAAAATACATCAAGGTATTACACTAGCATATACTCAAAATTCAGATAACGGCGTAACAAACAGCAGCTCTGCTTATAGATTCTGGGGAACAGCTACCAATGCAGATAGACTAAACGGTCTTGATGCAAGTAATTATTTGACATCTTCAAACCCTAAATTTAGTGCTTCGGTGAGTTTTTCAGATTTAGGGTATACAGTTGGCGGCTCAGGCGGCACTTATACTAATAAATTACAAGTAAGTATTACTAATAACGGACTTACGCCAACATTCCAAGCTGTTGCAAACGATACTATTTTATTCCAAACAACTAGTAGTGGTACAACATATCCGTTAACAATTAAAGGTAGCGATTTATTACCAGGCGGCTCATTGCCGGCAAACGGATTTACTAGTACTAATGTAAACAATATCGGTAGTAGTGCAGCAGTATGGGCCAATGTTTATGCTACAAATTTTATTGGTACAGCTACTAATGCTAATTATCTATCATTGGGTGGTACTTTTGTGCAAGCAACAACAGCCAGTTCAGCAAACACTATTGTAGGCAGAGACAGCAATCAAGACATCTTTGCAAATATTATCCATGGTACCGCTACTACAGCTAACTACGCAGATTTGGCCGAAAAATATCTTGCAGATGATACATATGAAACTGGCACAGTTGTTAGTGTAGGTGGCGAAGCTGAAATTACAGCCAGTAGCAAGGGAGAGTTAGCTATTGGTGTTATCAGCGAACACCCTGCATTTAGAATGAATCAGACCTTAGTAGGCGGTGTCTATGTTGCACTAAAAGGCCGTGTTCCTGTTAAAGTGATTGGCCCTATTACAAAAGGACAACGTTTATCTGCTGCTGATAACGGTTATGCAGAAATGGCTTCTGATAATACGTTGGTGTTTGCTATAGCATTAGAAACAAATTTAACAGATTCAGTAAAAATTGTCGAGTGTGTCATACTTTAAAATAAATAGTTTTTAAAATAAAAGTTAAAAATGGCAACATCTCCGTCAGTCGGATCTAAAATCCTTGCTAGTGATTATAATACACTACAATCTAAGGTCGCGGCTGTAATGGGGGCAGGATCCAGTAATTATGGATATGGGCAAACAAGCCCAAGATATGTTAGTAGTCAAATTACGGGCACTCCTACAATTACAGTAACTCAATGGCAAAATTTGCGTAATGATTTAATTAACGCATATACACACCAGGGGAATATTGGTAATTTAACAATTCCACCAGTACCTACTACAACAGCAAAAGTTACATCAGCAGATTATGCATTATATTCTGCCCTAGCAACATCGATTTACAATAATGTAAATATTACACCTCCATCGAGCCAAGCAAGTCTTACTTCTTTTACTGCAGGGCAACGTACTACAGCATGGAATGGAACAGTATACCACGTAGTAACTTTAAATTTTACAACAGCTAATGCAGCTAGATATTACTTTAATGCAGGCGGAAATTTTCAATTTACTGCTAGTTTAATTAATTATCCTGGGTATCCAGGGTATGGTTCAGCAGATGCTAGCTATGCTAAAGATAGCGATTGGAATATGCTATTGTCTAATATGGGTACCATTACATTTAACTACAATAGCACCGCTTGTTCGGGTTCATATACTAGCATATTGAATAATGTTGGATATTATCAATTAACTACAACTCCTCAAACCATTTTTCAAAAAAAAACATCTAGCCCATATTATACAAATAATCAATACGATATTTTAGCAAGTGTAAACGCTACCGGATCAATTGTTACATTTAGTATTCAATTTGCTGATATAGCATCTATTACTGGCATACAAGGGCTTGCTGATGGTAGCATTGACGAAAATGTAGAAGGAACATTAACTAGTCAAGTTCAAGCATATTATGCCACTTCTAGTCCGGGTGTAGGGGTTCAAGTTAGTTTACCTACTTATAGTGCTACAATGACAGGTGGTACAGCTTAACTTTGTTAATAAATATACTGTATAATAAAAGGTAGAAAATGGCAACAAACCCTTCAGTTGGATCAAAAATTTTTGCTAGCGATTATAATGCATTGCAATCAAAAGTTGCGGCTGTAATGGGATCGGGATCTGGTAATTATGGTTACGGGCAATCGAGCCCGCAATATACTAGTAGTCAAATAGTAGGTACACCAAATATTACGGTGACACAATGGCGAAATCTTCGTAATGATTTAGTTAATGCCTATAGGCATCAAACCGGATCATCGGGAGTACTTGCAATTCCAGCCGTACCTACTACTGCTGCAAAAGTTACAGCATCGGATTATGTATTATATGCTGGACTAGCAAATTATGTTTATAATAATGTTAATGTAAAACCGCCTTCTAGCCAAGCTAGTCTTACTGCTTTTCCTTCGGTACAACGTACATCATCATGGAACGGAACAGTTTATCATACATTTATATTAACATTTGCCACAGCAGATGCAGCTAGATATTACTTTAATGCAGGCGGCAATTTTCAATTTACTGCTAGCTTAACCAACTATCCTGGATCTCCAGGTTACGGATCTGCAGACGGTAGTTATAACAAAAATAACGATTGGGCCATGTTGTTGACTAATATGGGTACTATTAGTTTTAATTTAAATTCTACTTCGACAACTGGATCGTATGATATACTTGCAAGTAATATTGGTTTTTATCAATTAACTACGACAGCACAAACAATTTTTCAAAAGAAGACATCTAGCCCGTACTACACAAACAATCAATATGATATTTCGGCAAGTATTAATGCTGGCGGCAATGTAATAACTTTTAGTATACAATTTGCAGATCTTGCAACTGGTAATGTAGATGAAAACATAGAAGGAACGCTAACTAGTCAAGTACAGGCTTATTATGCCACTGGTACAAATGTAGTAGTTAGCCTACCATCTGTTACATCAAATACATTGACTGGTGGTGCAATTGTAGTTCCACCTCCACCACCTCCACCACCACCTCCTCCTCCGGTAATTACATTAACTGTGACTCCTTCTTATGTCAATACATCTAGTTATCGTGTTGGAGTACCAATAAATCAGACTTTTACTGTTTCTGGAGGCTCAGGCTCTTATATTTGGGCTGTAACCGGATACCTCGATCCAGGAGTATCTCTTTCTCCCCTAAGTGGATCGACAGCTGTATTAAGCGGAACCCCAACAGGTACAGGTGTAAATAGTTTAGTTTGGAATATTATATTACAAGTACATGATAGCAATTATGATTACGGTAATGCAACTATTACTGGAACAATGTTACCAGCTTATGTACCAACGCCTAGCTATGGTGCACTAACTGTTTCTCCAAATCCTGCAGTAGATGGAACTTCTATATCAGTATCAGCAGCAACTAATAATGCTAGTGGAACGGCATACGCATTGATTGTATTTGATAAAAATAGCTCAAGAGTCGTTAATCAGACAGGCACTATTAGTTCAAACGGGCAAACTATATCTGGTTCATTTACAGCTAGCTATGCTGTTCAACCTTATCTTGTTACATTTGATCTTAATGGATTAACAACTGAAAGCACGTCTTTAACAGTAACACCAGCACCATATATTAGTTCTTATGGTTGGACACCGGTTGGTCCAATTACAGCGGGCACTTTTGCGGAATTTGATACTACAGTTGTTAACGGTGTTGGACTGTCATATACCATTGGTATTTCTGGACACAGCACTCAAACCGGAACAATTACAGCTAATCCCCAAGTGATTAGCACAGGTGCGGTTCTTTCTTTTGCAGGTTCTATTAGTGCCAGTGCTTCCGTAAGCGGATTAAGTACTGTATCTAGAAGTATTGTAGTCAATACTATCCCTTCGCAACCAGTTATTAGTACGTATTCTGGTTCAAACTCAACTTGGTACGCTAATAGCACTAGTCCTGGCGGCACTATCGGCGGAAGTTATCTTGGTTCAATCAGTGCTGGATCCTATACAGGGCCAGCATCATTTACTGTTTCATTCGGTGCGTTAGTTGGATCTAGTACTAATGGATATTTTCCTTATACATTCACAGCTCCTTCTGTACCCGGTAATTACTCATTCGTTGCTACAGTGACTTCTTCAGTTGGTGGGCTTACTGCTAGTGTAACTATATCTTTCACGGTGATACCTGCAGTATCGCCCCCGTCTATTACTTCACATGGATTTGATGCACTGAGCCCTTGCGCAGACGGAACTAGAGTGACATATAGTATGGTAGTAGCTAATGCTGCTACTGGCAATCATGCTGGTGTTGTTACTGTTGCTGGTCAAAATAATGTATACTATACAACCGGAAGTGTTCCTATTACAACAAATCCGCAGACTATTTCTTATACATTTACAGCTACATATGCTGATAGTGGTCTTGGAGGTTATGAGGGAATTTACGCTACTGATTTTGAAGTACCCGGCAGCGCCACTGTTGATCGGTTAATAGTTTCCGCACCGCCAAGTGTTGTGCATGGATTCTACCCAGCAACAGTCGTGGCATCCGGAACTAGTGTATACTATTCCGTTGAAGTCTACGATGGTGTTGGAGATACTCTTAGTATTGTTGTTGCTGGTGCTACTACTATATATAATTCTGGAACAGTTACTGTTACACGTAATCCTCAGAGTTATACGTACTCGTTCACAGCTGATTATGCAAGCAGCAATAACGGCATTTTTACAGCAAACTATACCTCACCATCTGGAAATGGATCAGAGACACTACTAGTATTAGCTCCACCACCACCACCAGTAGCACTTGACTCGTCTGCTGCTGTGACACTTCACCAAGCAATATTTGTCACTCCGACTGTATCAAACGGCTCATATACAACTACAACATTGGTAGCAAATAATACCGGTGGCGGAGTAACAGCATCTGGTAATGGTTTTTATGTGGATAAAATTCTTACTGGACCGGAAACATTTACATTTACTGTAACTGGTCCAGGCGGAACTAGTAATGTAGCAACATTTACTCTTAGAGATGCATAATTCACTTTGAAATGTTACACAATACACTTAGTGTAATTTATTATCATAAAAATAATCATCACTGGCCATTGACAAGATAATTAAACTAGTATATTATACTAGCTACGGAGTTATCTATGGACGAAAGAATCGAAAAAGCCTTTAGCGTAGCCAATTACATGGCTACGCTATCAAATCAAAGACGCATTATTTTAGAAGAGTATAATCAAAATTTGATATACTATATCAATGGTGCAACATTTAAAATCTCATACGAGCTTATTAGTTTTGTAAAAGTATTGATTGAAGTTGGAAATACAAAAGATGTTATCTTAATTGATAACAATAATTTTCCAATTTTGATTGAAGACTTGGAAGAATTTTTAAATAGTTTAGTAGCACAATATTTGGAAACCGTAACTACATACGCCGACAAGTTTAATGAAATAAAAATTAAACGAAAAATTGCGGATATTGTCGACCTATGAGCCAAGGTGTTGTTATCTTTGCTCAAAATAATGCTGATATAGACTATATAAAATTATCAGTATTTGCAGCTAGGCAAGCACAGAAGTACCTTGACTTGCCTGTTAGTTTAATCACTGATAGTCGCAGTTGGCTAGAACAAAGTTTTCCCGATCACCCGTTTGATCAAATCATAGATGTAGACTATACAGTATCTGCACAACGTAAAAATTTCTTTGATGGTGCATTGACATCTAAAACTCTAGAGTGGCGGAATTTTGCTCGTAATCGAGCATACGATCTTACTCCATACAACACCACACTAGTGATTGACAGCGACTATATTATTAATAGCAGTAATTTAAAATCAGCGTTTAATAAAGATACTAACTTGCAAATATATTCTTCTAGCATGGATCTTGCCGCTTGGCGAAACACTGATGAATTTACTCGTATCAATATGTTTAGTATTCCATTCTATTGGGCTACAGCATTTGTATTTGAAAAAAATAAAATTACTGAAGCTTTTTTTGATCTAGTTGCTTATATAAAAGCAAATTGGAATTATTATAGAATACTTTATAATATTGATACTATGTTATTTAGAAATGACTATGCATTTAGTATTGCTATACATATCATGGGAGGCTCCAGTTTTGTTACAGAACTTCCAGGTACAATGGTTTTTACAAAAGACAAGGATTTGTTAATTACCATGCAAGACGATCAATTGCAATTTTTACTTGAGAAAAAAGATTACATCGGTGAATACATTGCAGCAAAAACTAAAGGTATGGACATTCATGTTATGAATAAATTTAGTCTTAGTAGATTTATTGATGGAGGTTCAGGTGTTTAAAGGATTTGTAGTACTAGCTCAAAATACCAGGGATGTTGACTATGTTCGGCAAGCCTATGCGTTGGCACTAAGTATAAAAAATAGCCAAACTATTACTAATATATCTTTAGTGACAGACGAATCTGTACCAGAAGAATATCAAACAGTATTTGATAAAATAATTCCTATTCCGTTTGACACTACAGCAGAACCTACTCCTTATCGAGCAGAAAATCGTTGGAAAATATATCATGCAAGCCCGTATCACGAAACAATTGTTTTAGATACAGACATGCTATTACTAGAAGATATAAGCTCTTGGTGGAGTTACTGTAGCAACTATGACGTACATTATACTAGTAGAATTCGAAACTATAAATTAGAAGTGGTTGAGGATCGAGTTCATAGGCGAGCATTTATTAGTAATCAACTTGCTAGCCCTTATAGCACTTTACATTATTTTAAAAAGTCTCCGACTGCATATGAGTTTTATAAAGTATTAGAATTTGTATGTAATAACTGGGAATGGTGCTGGAACAAATTTGCTCCTATAGATTACCAAATCTGGTTAAGTATGGACCTTGCTGTAGCTATTGCAATTGAAATTACAGGAATGCATGAGCAAGTACTAGATGTTAATAGTCCTTTAGAATTCGTCCATATGAAATCTCATCTTCAGAATTGGCGAGTCAATGCAAGTAGTTGGCAAAATTTTGTATTAACCAATTTTGGCAATACCTTGACAGTATCAAATATACCACAACATAAGGTATTCCATTATGTAGAAAAAGATTTTCTATCAGATGAGATTATTGCTAAATTAAAGGATATGACACGTGGCTAAAATTTCTCGTAAAAAAAGAATAGTAGAAGATCAACCAGTAGTACAAAAATATTATGTACACTATGATCCAACAACTAATCAGATAGTCAGTGTTAACAATCATAGGAATGAAGATTATACACATGCTGTAGAGATTTCATTTGACGAATACGACAGATTAGTCACTGGTAGAGATAAGTTTAATGATTTTTATATTGGCGTAGTAATTCAATCAGACGGATCAGCCACTACTGGATTAATTTCTAAAAAAATAATTCAAGAACATAATTTTAAGAATAGATTTTTAGCATGGATTGAAAAAGAACAAGATCTTGCAGACATCTATATCCATTGGGATCAATATAATGCTCAATGGGTATTTTTAGTATCTGACGAATTTAGACAAAAATACTATGATAACAAATTGCCTGTTAGTGCAATAAGTTTTTTTGTCACTTTAGGTAAAGATCCTAATTTTCTATTAAGATCGATTGAAATGGATTTAAAAAAATTAGTTGAAGATAAAATTGTTATTAAATTTGAAAGCAAATGGGAATCAAATATCGATATGATTTCGTTAACCGCTAACTTATCAAGTTTATGTTATTCATTAAAAGTTTGGAGAACACGTGAACAATATCAAAGTAATTGAACAAGATATAATTTTTCTCAGTTATGATGAACCCAACGCTGAGAAAAATTACGCAGATTTGTTGACAAAAGTACCATGGGCAAAACGTGTGCATGGAGTTAAAGGATCTGATGCAGCACATAAAGCCTGTGCTGCAAAATGCGAAACTGAGTATTTTGTCACAGTGGACGGCGACAATATTGTCGATCCTGCATTTCTTGAAGTTGAAATTGATTTAGACAAGTTAGGTTTAACTAAGGATTATGTTTTTAGTTGGTGTGGCAATGTACATGTTAACGGACTTATGTATGGTAATGGCGGCCTTAAAATGTGGACACCTGAGTTTGTTAATAATATGCGCACACATGAAAACTCAGATCCAAACGATACTAAAGGCCTAGTTGAATTTTGCTTTGATGAAAAATACTATCAATTTAACGAAAACTACAGTGAAAGTTTTACTAATGCAACACCCTTTCAGGCATGGCGTGCTGGTTTTCGTGAAGGTGTAAAGATGAGCTTAGATCAAGGTGCTAAGGTCGAGGATCTTAAAACTGTTTGGTGGCAGAATTATCATAGATTAGTTGTTTGGTGTAATATCGGTGCAGATGTTGCCAATGGACTATGGAGTATTTATGGTGCTAGAGAAGGTGCATATTTAACCAACTGTACAGATTGGGA